ATGGCAGCGGCGGACACTTCGTTTCAGTTCACCAAGACAGCACTGGCCAGCATCGCGCCGACCAGCAAGCGGGCCTGGTATCGAGACACCAAAACCCAAGGGCTGGCCCTTTGTGTCACCCCGGCCGGCAGCAAGACCTTCTATGTGATTCGTCGCGTGGCGGGCATGGGGCGCAAGGGCAACACCGAGTTTCTGCGCCTGGGCGCGTTTCCCGAGGATCTGACAGTCGAGCAGGCCCGAGCGGCCGCACGGCAAAAGCTCCAAGTGCTCAATGCTGGCGAAAGCGTTCGAGCAGCCGCCACCGCCAAGAAAGACGAACTGACCGTCGGCGACCTATGGAAGTTGTGGACCACCGAGCGATCCGTGGGACCGAACCCAGACAAGCCGATCAAACGGAGCTGGAAGAAAGACCAGCGCATTTATGATTGCCACCTGAAAGACCGGGCGAACCGGCGCGTCAGTGAAGTGACCTCGACGCTGGTCGGCAAGGTTTTCCGCGACGTGACCGTGAACAGCGGACCAGTCGAAGCGAATCACCTAAAGCGGCTGGCGCGAGCGATCTGGAACCACGCGATCAAGCATCACGGCCTGAACATCCGCAACCCCTGGACGACGATCAAAGACAACCAGGAAGCGCCACGCGAGCAATGGATCAAGCCGGACCAGATGCCGGCGCTATTTAAGGCGATTGATTCGATCAACAACCAGGACGCCGCCGATATCGTTCGCCTGTGCCTGTTCACTGGTGCGAGATCCGGCAACGTGAAGGCAATGCGCTGGGATCAACTAGACCTCAATGCGAACGTCTGGACGATTGGCAGCGCCCACCACAAGAACAAGCGTGTTCATTCGATACCGCTGCCGCCGCCTGCCGTCGTGATCCTCAAGCGCCGCGTCGGAGTGAATGCCGAGTGGGTTTTCCCTTCGAGCAGCAGCGCCGGCCACGTCACCAACATTTATGCGAGCTGGAAAGAGGCGCTGAAGACATTCGCCGCCGAAGTGGGATTGGCTGACGTGCCTGACATTCGCATTCACGATTTGCGACACACAACCGCAAGCTGGCTGGTCGGGCAAGGCGTGAGCCTGCCCATGGTCGGCAAGCTATTGGGGCATACCACGGCGGTGACAACCGCCCGCTATGCCCACCTGGCCACCGACCCGGTGCGCGAGGCGTTGGAGAAAATCACCGCTGCAATGGGCAGCACTACCAAGGAGCAATAGACGATGACCTTCACCAAGAACGGCCCGTTCCTGAATTACTACTTCGTGCTGAACATGCAGAACGAGCGTTACCCGTATGGCTGCTGCGGTCCGTTTGCAGACCAGGCCGAAGCGGAGCTGGCAATGGAGCGGATCGGCAAAACCTTCCCGTCTGCCGAGCTACGACTTGGCCAAGGCGGCATTGATCTTGATCGGGACGATTTGCTGGTCGAGGACCAGAACAAAGCACGCGAGAAGCTGGCTCAGCTCGCTGCATAATAGTTTTTGGCCAGCCTAGCCCGACGGGGCGAAAAGCGGATCACTCAACCGCCTGGCTGGCCATCTTTCTGAGTGAATGCCGGAGGGCATGAGATGGAAGAAAGAACCCCTACGCACCGCAAGATCGGCGTAGCGATGGAACGGGTCGTCGATGAAATCACGCAGGAAATGGAGAAATCTGGCGGCATTGTTTTTAACTTCCAACAGCTGAGGTCCGTTGCAGCAACCTTTCCTTTGTTGGTAGACCCGGACGAGAGAGAGACGGTCGAGTCTGGGCTGGCCGCAGGAATCGATGCACTCGAACATATAGCGGAGCGCCACCCCGATAGCGCGGAAGATGTGGCCGCTGCCACTCAGGCGCTGCTGCTAGGTATGTTTGGAGTGATGAACGAGGTCGTGACCAAGGCTATCGAAGGGGAAATGCTCAGGATCGCGCCGTTGGTCAAGCAGAACGACGCTAAGGCGCAGCTGATTTCCAGAGCATGTGCTATCGCCGAGAAGCTATGGCAAGAAGACCATGAAAAGGTCATACGGATTAGCGGAATGGCAGATCAAGTCTATCGAGCGCTATCAGCTGAAGGTTATACCGATACCTTGCCTGGGACAGCCGACGCCATAAAAATCTGGATTAAACCGGTGGCGCCGGATTACGCCCGCAAAGGCGGCAGGCCTTCGAAACCATAACAGCCGTATCGAAAAACATATTAAACGTATCGGATAACCCTATTTCCGATACGGGCTCCAAATTTTTCTCCCGCTCCGCTTTCTCGAACATTGCCTCGTCACTTCTGACCCGACGAGGCAATACTCATGCACACCACTATCGAGGCCATCAAGGCCGATATCGCTGCCGCCCTTGGCTACGATCCGAAGAACCCGCCTGTTCAAGTAGACGACAAGCAAGCCGCCGCTGCCTTGGGCATCAAGGCTTCTACCTTGTCCGTCTGGCGCTCGACCGGGCGCTATAACCTCCCGTATATGAAAGTCGGCCGGCTCGTCCGCTACCGGCTTAGCGATCTTGCCGAGTTCCTGGCCCGTCGTACCTCCGAGCACACGGGGGAGGCGGCATGAATCCAATCGACAACATCCTGTCACGCCTCGACAAGGTAAAGCCGAATGGTGCAGCCAAGTGGCTTGCCTGCTGCCCGGCTCACGACGACAAGAACCCCAGCCTAAGCATCAAGGAAGCTGACAACGGCACCGTACTGCTGAAGTGCTGGGCCGGCTGTAGCGCCGCGGAGATTGCCGGCGCGGTCGGGCTGGAACTGCGCGATCTGTTCGCTGGCGACAAGCCGCGGTCATCCCAGCCAAGCCGAGCAGCGCGCCAGTTCGAGGCGATGGTTATTACCGTTGCGGTTGAGCAGATGCGCCTAGGCAAGCAACTGTCCGCCGAGGACCAAGAGCGGCTAGAGCTGGCCAAGCGCCGGTTGGGGGTCGCGTAATGGCCGCAGCAATCGAAATCCTGAAGAAGGAATGGGCGGAAGCTGCCGCCAAGGATGCCTGGCGGGCAAATGCCATTCAGGCGACCAGCATCACGCCAACCGCAATTCACTGGGCCTGGCCGGGTTGGCTGGCGCTGGGCAAGCTGACCATCCTTGCTGGTGCTGGTGGAACTGGCAAAACCACGCTGACGATTGGCCTAGCTGCAACCATCACGAGCGGGGGGCGCTGGCCAGATGGCGAACCCTGCCGTGAGCGGCGCAGCGTTGTTATCTGGTCGAGCGAGGATGACGCGTCCGACACGATTGTTCCGCGCCTGATGGCGTCCGGTGCCGATCTTCGAAAGGTGTACATCCTGCAAGGCCGCGTCAACGGACTAGGGGAAACCCAGCCATTCGACCCGGCCAAGGATATCGACCTGCTGGCCGCTGAAATGGAACGAATCGGTGACGTGGGGCTGATTATGATTGACCCCATCGTGTCCGCCGTCTCTGGTGATATGCACCGCGCCAACGACGTGCGACGGGCTTTGCAAGGCCTGGTCGACCTTGCTGAGCAACATGACTGCGCGGTGCTGGGCATCACCCACTTCTCGAAAGGATCGGCGGACAAGAACCCGGCCGAGCGAGTGCTGGGGTCGCAGGCTTTTGGAGCGCTGGCGCGTACGGTGCTGGTGGCCGCGAAGCAAGAAGACTCCGAGCTTCGTGTGCTGGCGCGTGCAAAGTCGAACATCGCGGTAGACGACGGCGGATGCTCTTACACCATCGAGGAATGCACGGTCGGGGAGGGCATCACGACTACTCGCGTGCTATGGGGAGGAAAGATCGAAGGGACCGCGCGCGAGATCCTGGCGGACGTAGAGTCGCAGAATCAGGACGAGCGCCGTACAGAGCTGGACGACGCCTGCGACTTCCTGCGCGATCTTCTTGCCGCAGGCCCTGTGCCTGTAAACCAGATCAAGAAAGACGCTGACGGAAACGGGCTGACCTGGGCGACGGTTCGCCGTGCTCAGAAAACGATTGGCGCAGTTGCGAAGAAAGAAGGAGGCAATTTCGGCGGAGGGAAACAGCAATGGGTTTGGCGCCTTTCTGCTGAAGGTGCTCAAGATCGACTGAAGGTGCTCACAGAAAACTATGAGCATCTTCAGCAAAACGTGAGCACCTTCAGCGATTCGCCCGAGTTCGATGATGACGACGCGGAGGCTTTCTGATGGCCGCTATCGATTATCTCCGCGACCACGGCTTCAGCGCGAAGGTGAAGGGCAACCGGCTGATTGTGTCGCCATCCAGCAAGCTCACGCCCGACATTCGCCAATACATCAAACTTCATCGTCTGGAGTTGCTGGCAGAGGTCGCAGCGAATGACGGCGAATCACGCCGCGGCCACTGGACCATTATTGTTAACGGGCATCCGCCGTTTACGATGATCTGCGAGCCGGTGACCCATACCGAAGCACTGAGAAAGGCCAAGGAACGATGGCCTGACGCAACCGTGCAATGACCTCAACCCCGCTACCGAGCGGGGTTTTTTATGCTCGCTACAACGTGGCGAACGTACCTGTCAACGATTAGTTGCGCAGAATACTGTATATGCGTACAGTATGCGTGCATGTCATCTAACTTTACAGGTACGACACCAATGAAGATTTCCGCCCTACGCGAGCGCCGCTCCGCCAAGGTCGCCGCTATGAAAACCCTGGTAGATGCCGCAGCCGCAGAAGGCCGCGATCTGTCTGCCGATGAAACCAAGCAGTTCGACACCCTCAAGACCGAAGAGCGCGCCCTGTCCGCTCAGGTTGAACGTGCCGAGTACCTGGGCGAAGTAGAACGCCGCGCCGCTGGCACTCCGGTATCGGGCGCACCCTCTGCTGACTTCGACCGCCTGGCTGGCTCCGTGAGCGTTACCAAGGTCATCCGCGCTCAGATGGAAGGCCGCAGCCTGGACGGTGCCGAGGCCGAATATGCCCGCGAAGCCGAACGCCGCAGTGGCCGCAAAGCCGAGGGCGCCTTCGTACCCTTCGCCAGCCTGGAGAAGCGCGCCAACACCACCGCGACCGCTCCCGAGCTGGTAGGTACTGATCACCGCGCCGATTTGTACGTTGGACCATTGCGTGAAGCTCTGCTGGCTCGCCAGATGGGCGTGCGCGTAATGACCGGCCTGCGTGGCAATGTTGCCATTCCGAAGTTCGGCAGCGGCCTCGAAACCGGCTGGGTTACTGAAGGCCAGGCCGTGCCGGAAGCCGAGATGAGCTTCGATCAAGTCACCCTGACCCCGAAGCACGTCGGCGGCAAAACTGAGATGAGCCGCCAGCTCATTCAGCAGAGCGCCCCGTCCATCGAGCAACTGGTGCGCGAGGATCTGAGCTTCTTGATCGCCAAGCAGATCGACGCCGCGATCATCAACGGTTCCGGTCTGGCTGGGCAGCCGCTGGGCATCCTGAACACTCCTGGCATCCAAGCTGCCGGCGACGTTCCGACGACTTGGGCTGGCGTTCTGGCGATGCTGGAAATGCTCGACGACGTGGATATCAGCAACGGTCGCTGGCTGACCACTGCCGCCATCCGTACCGCCCTGGCTGCTGCTGAGAAAGTTGCCGGTTCCGGTTCGGGCTTCCTGTACGACAACGGCGCAATGGCTGGCCTGGCGCTGGCAGCGAGCAAGAACGTCCCGGCCGGCAAGCTGATCCTCGGTGACTTCAGCCAGGTCATGCTGGGCGTCTGGTCCGAGGTGGACATTCTGGTGAACCCATACGCTGAGCCGGCCTACAGCCGTGGCGGCATTCAGGTTCGCGCTATGGCCACCGTAGACACCGCCGTGCGCCACCCGCAAGGCTTCGTTGTAGCGACCGAGGTCTAAGCAATGGAACGGCGCGCAAGCAATGGGCTGAAGCCTGACGGACGCAAGCTGACCGGCTATGCCGCTCGGTTCAACTCTGAGACGGACCTGGGCGAGTTTGTGGAAGTCATCCGCCCCGGTGCCTTCACCCGGACGCTTGCCGCCGCTTCTGCTGGAAACATCCGGGCGATTTACGAGCATGACGGCAAGTCGCTGCTCGGTCGCCTGGGTGCCGGCACTCTGCGACTGTCCGAAGATTCCGAGGGGCTGGCCTTCGAGCTGGACCTTCCCGACACCACCCTAGGCCGCGATCTGGCCGAGCTGGTGAAACGTGGCGACGTGGCCGGCTGTTCGTTCGGGTTTCTGCCCGTGCGCGACACCTGGGCCGAAGGCGCGAAGCCTGTCCGCGAATTGCGCGATGTTGATCTGTTCGAGATAACAATCACCGCAAATCCGGCCTATGACGCAACCAGCGTCCAAGTTCGTTCTAAATTGCCGCGCTCGGTTCGCCTGGCCCGTCTGTACCTGGAGGCCATCGCATGAGCCTGATTCAACGCCTGTTCAAGCGGTCTAGCCCCGAGCCGACGACCCCGGCTTATGACACCTACTACGACCGGCTAACGGGCTTTCCTGGCGTGGCTGGCGTGGACGTGAACACAACCACCGCCGAAGGCATTTCCGCCGTCTATGCCTGCGTGGCAGCCATCTCTGAAACCGTGGGCAGCCTGCCGCTCGACGTGTACCGCAACACCGACAACGGACGCGAGAAGGCCAAGAGCCACCCCCTGTACCGCCTGCTGCACGACGCGCCGAACAACTACCAGACCGCCCTGGAGTTCCGCGAGCAGATGCAGCGTCATGTTCTGCTGCGTGGTAACGCCTATGCGGAAATCGTGTGGAACCCGAACGGTTCGGTGAAAGCCCTGCTGCCGATGCACCCCGATAGCGTCACTGTGCTGCGTTCGAGCCTGGGTAATCTGGTCTATGAGCACGTTGACGGCAAAGGCAATCAGCGCCGCCTGCTGGCCGATGAAGTCCTGCACCTGCGATACCACTCGGACGATGGGATTCTCGGACGCTCACCGATTCAGGTAGCCCGCGACACTATCGGGCTTGCCCTGGCAGAGCGTACCCACGGCGCCAAGATGTTCGAGCAAGGCACCAAGCTATCGGGCGTCATCGAGACGCCACCCGGCACCACGAAAGAACAGGCCGGCCAGATCCGCGAGAGCTGGTCCGCTGGTCAAGCCGGTATCGCCAACCACGGCAAGACCGCCGTACTGCCGCAAGGCGCGACGTTCAAGACCGTGAGCATGACGCTTGAGGATGCCGAGTGGATCGAAGCCCGGCGCCTGTCCATCGTTGAGACTGCGCGTCTGTTCCGCGTACCGCCCGTGATGATCGGGGATATGGAGGCCGCGAACTATTCAAACGTGGTCGAGCTTGCCCGCTTCTTTGTGACCAACACCCTGCGCCGCCATCTGGTGATGTGGGAACAGGCGATCAACCGGGCGTGCATTACCAACCCCGCGTTCTTCGTCGAGCACAACGTGGAAGGTCTGCTGCGTGGCGACAGTCTTGCCCGCGCGAACTTCTATCAGCGAGGCATTGAAGACGGATGGATGCTCCGTTCTGAGGTGCGCCGCATTGAAAACCTGCCCGCCATCGAGGGCATCGACGGACTGGACGACCAAGTTAACAAGCCAGTTAACGAGGTTAACGCATGAAGAAGCGCCGGACGTTAAGTCTCAACAGCACCGCCTGGAAGCAGCTCCGCGCTCAGGTACTGGCCGAGGAACCGCTGTGCCGTATGTGTACAGCGCGTGGCCTGGTAGTGCCTGCCACTGACGTGGACCACATCGAGGACAGCCGCGAGGACTACACCGACGACAACAGCCGGGAGAATCTTCAGAGCCTTTGCCACACCTGTCATAGCCTCAAGACAGCCGCGAGCATGAACAAAAGCGTGTTCCTGGGCTGCGACGTGAACGGCCTGCCACTCGACCCGGCGCACCCGTGGAATCGAGCGGAAAAATCACCAGCAACCGCTGGCGAGAAGACCGCCATCCCCCTGCCTGTTTATTGCTAAGTGCCGATGAAAGTGACCGCCCGCCGCCCCCGCTCAGACAGCGCCAAAGCCGCCGTAGCAGCCGCTCAGGCAGTTGCGCTTGGACCTATAGCGCCGCCTGCGTTTGTGCGCGTGGGGAAGGCTGCCAGACCGTTCTGGAATGCCATTGTCACCGCACGCCCGCGTGACACCTGGACCGATGCTGACTTGATCCTGGCCGGGAGCCTTGCCCGCGCCTATGCCGACATCGAGGCGCTGCAAGATGCCATCGACCGTGACGGGCTGCTGGTGGACGGCAAGCCAAACCCGGCGTGCGATCTGCTCGACAAGATGACCCGCCGCGCTCTGGCAACTGGCCGACAGCTCAAGGTCGATACCATCGCCACCGTGGGCAAGGCGCAAAACATCCCGAAAGGCGCCGCCCTGGAGCGTGACGCCCGCGCTCAGCTCGACGACGACCTGATCCCCACCTTGGCGACGATGCAATGACCAGGGCCGAGAAGATCATCCAGTTCTGCGAAAAGTATCTGGTAGTGCCGGAAGGCGCGGACGTGGGTAAACCGATGCGCCTGGCTGAGTTTCAGAAAGAGTTCATCCGAGCCGTTTACGACAATCCGCACGGCACCCGGCGCGCCATCTGCTCGATAGCGAGAAAGAACGGAAAATCCGGCCTTATCGCTGGCCTGATCCTGGCCCATCTGGTCGGGCCGGAAGCCAAGCAGAACAGCCAGCTAGTGTCGGGAGCTATGAGTCGTGACCAGGCTGCGCTGGTATTCAACCTGGCATCGAAGATGGTTCAACAGTCGCCGGCTTTGTCGAAGATCGTCCGCATCGTGCCGAGCGGCAAGCGCCTGCTAGGTCTGCCGCTGAATACTGAGTTTCGCGCCTTGGCGGCTGACGGCAGAACGGCACATGGCCTTTCCCCGGTGCTCGCCATCCTCGACGAGATAGGCCAGATCCGCGGACCGCAATCGGACTTCGTGGATGCCATCACGACCAGCCAGGGCGCACACGCTGACCCGCTGCTGATCGCTATCAGTACCCAAGCCGCGAACGATGCCGATCTGCTGAGCCAGTGGATCGACGATGCCAAGCAGTCGAAAGACCCGCGCATCGTCTGCCACCTGTACGCCGCGCCGAAGGGCTGCGACCTGCTGGACGTTGAAGCCTGGAAAGCAGCCAACCCGGCGCTGGGCCTGTTCCGCTCCGAAGACGACCTGCGCGAGCAGATGCAGCAAGCGGCGCGGATGCCGTCTATGTCCAACACCGCCCGGAACCTGCTGCTGAATCAGCGCGTGAGCCTGGACAGCCCGTTCATATCGCCTGACGTGTGGATGGCCTGCGATTCCGAGCCGGAACCCTTCGACGGTCCCGTGTATGCCGGCCTGGACCTGTCCGCCCGTACCGACCTGACGGCGCTTGTACTGATCGGCAAAACCGCTGGCGTCTGGCAGGTTCGCCCTTACTTCTGGACGCCCGAGCAGGGCATCTTCGACCGCGCCAAGAAAGACCGCGCCCCGTATGACCAGTGGGCCGCCGAGGGCTATCTGCGCACGACACCCGGCGCGACGGTGGACTATGAAGCCGTGGCCGCCGATATGGCTGAGATCCTGTCCGACGTGGACATTCAGGCCGTGGCCTTCGACCGCTGGCGTATCGACATTTTCAAGAAAGAACTCGACCGCCTGGGCCTCGATCTGCCGCTAGTGCCGCACGGTCAGGGCTTCAAGGATATGGCCCCGGCACTCGACGCCCTGGAAGCCGAGCTGCTGAACGGACGTGTCGCCCACGGCAACCACCCAGTTCTGACCATGTGCGCCGCCAATGCCGTAGCGGTGAAAGACCCGGCCGGCAGCCGCAAGCTCGACAAATCACGCCGCACGGGCCGAATCGACGGCCTGCAAGCCCTGGCAATGGCAATGGGCGCCGCCCAAGCCGCAGCCGCCCCCTTTGAGATTGATACCGAGGTGTTCTTCGTATGATTACCGTGGCCGAAGCCAAGCAACACCTGCGCGTCATGCACGCAATGGAAGACCCGCTGATCCAGCTCTATCTGGACGCCGCAACCCGGCACGTTGAGAAGTACCTGGGCGACGATCTGCCCGACCCCATGCCCGAGGCAATCCAAGCCGCCATTCTGCTGCTGACAGGCGACCTGTACGTCAACCGGGAGCGCCAGTCCGACCGCCCGATTCACGAGAACACGGCTTACCAGCTTTTGCTGGCTCCGTATAAATCGATGGCGGTGCTGTGATGAATACCGGACGCCGCCGCCATCCCGTCGAGGTACAGCAGTACACCAGCGTGCAAGACCCGCAGACCGGCGAGATGGTCCAGTCTTGGGCCACCATCGGCACCGAATGGGCGAGCATCGAGGGCATCAACGGGCGCGAGTTCCTGGCCGCTGACGCTCAGCAATCGGCCACCACGATGCGCGTGACCATCGGCTACCGCGACGACCTGACCACGGCGCACCGCCTGGCCTACCACGGCAAGAAGTACAACCTGAAAGCGATCCTGCCCAACAACACACGCACCGAGCTGGTGTGCATGTGTGAGGTCGGTTTGATCTGA